TAGGTTTTGTGTGTATGTGTGTGTGTGGGGTGAGAATGTCCTGACCACAAATTTTTTAATACTCTTGCCGGTGAAAATCCCCAGCTCGGGATTGAGAATGGTTCCTAAAACCCAGCTCGGTATTTTTGTGGTTCTTGCTGTTGGAATTTTGGGCATAAAAAAACCCCGCCCGACTTGTGCCGAGCGGGGAATTTTTTTAGTGGTCAGGACAAATTTAGATTGCTATTTGTTCTTCACTAGATTGAATTAAAACATTCGCAACGTTTCGGGCGAGAGTCACGTTTTCAGTAGTCACTGCTCGGCTGATTTGTTCTGTCCAATTTTCGTCTCCGCTGCATGCGGTGAGTAGGTCGGACATCATTGCTTTAATGTCTGTTTTGTCTGCATTTCTTGTGCCGCCTTTTTTCGCAAGTTTCACGCCTTTATCCTCGGCTAGGAAACTTACTGATTGCTTGATCGCATCCGGTTTTTTAGTTCCGTCTTTAATCATCTCTGTTTTAGCGGCAGCAAATTGGGCTAGTACACCGTCAGTATCTATGTCTTGCTTAAACATTGACTTAACTAATGTTCCTAGTTGAACGGTGTCACTAGTTTTGATATCCATCCCGTTTAGGAAATTTTTGATATCGGCTAGCGTTGCATCATCGGTGACTTTACCTAGACCGTGTACGTACTCGGTAAAAGTTCCATCATTCATTGCTACGGCACATAGTCCCGCTCCGGTTTGCATTTGCACCGTATTTCCTTCTTTTGTTACTAAGGATGTGAACGGTACATACTTGACGCTGCCATCTTTTTTAGTTGGATTATCCGGGTCGATTACGTCCCAATTAATAGCCTTATTACCGGTTAAGTTTCCGTTACTATCTTTTGTGTCGGAAATTTTAGGTAGTACTGGATGACTCCCGTCATCCGCAATGGCTTTATCACTTACGCCGGCTAGCCAAATATTGAATCCGTGATGGATCCAAGTTTCGCCATTATTGCCGTACTTGTCAGCCAATTTAATGGCTTGGATTAACTTACTCATTACTTTCTCTCTCTCTAGTGAACTACTTGGGTTTCGTTCACTACGTTCACCCTATCGGGTTTATCTGCTAATAATTGATATTTATCAAATTAGATAAATAATATGTATTAAATAAGTTTTATATTTTTCGTGACTCTTGCTTAAAAAAATTGTGGTAATACCATTTCACATATTTATGTACACGTACATGTATATGTGTATGTGTATGTGTGTGTGTATATGTATGTGTGTGTTTATGGGATAAGGATTAGAAATATATTCAGATAGTATATATGTATGCAATTAAATATGAATGGAGATTACAGATATGGAAAACAAATTAAACCAACGCAGATATCTAAAAGGTATTTCTTACCCAATAGTTAAAGCGTGTAGTTGCTCCCAATGTGGCGGGCAAAAATGGTTGCGGCACTATCGTTCTACCGAGTGGGTTAAGGCTTAATCGGATGGGTACTACATTGAAAAAACAAATATATCGTTTAGTTGAAGAAGAAATTGGTGCGGGGAATTGTCTCAGTACCGAAGATATTTGGATTAACGCTATTAGTGAAGTACTGGAATTGTCCTACTGGGATGTTGCAGAAAACTTAGACCATTATTTAATGGAGATCGGATGAGTACTACGCTGAATGGTAAACCGATTGATGAGTCTTTCGGTACGACTATCGAACATATCCGCAATATCCCCGTGATTGATGCCACTAATGCTAAGGCTACTGGCACTCACCGGAGGCGCAAGAATGGTCGTGTAGTTCTTTCATACGATTATGAGATACTCAAGAAAAGAGTGGAGGCTAATCTTAGTGGATAAAGAATATGCATTGAATAAGTTTTATGCTTCTACGGATAGGAAGGTTACCCCGTTGATGCGTAGCAGTCCGTTGGCTAATACTTTTGGGTTGCCGGCAGGTAAAGAGTATTCGTGTAAGGATGCTACGGAGTGGTGTCTGTCAAATTGTTACGCAGGTAAAATTGAGCAGTTGTATTCTAGTGTGCGTGTGTTCTTGTTGCGTAATTGGGATGTGTACGAGGCTAATAAGCATTCTGTGAATGGGTTAACGGATGCGCTTATGCCTATGATTAACAAGTTTATTGATGATTGTGAACGGTTGGGTGTTGAGCCGGTGTTTCGTTGGTTTTGGGATGGGGATATTCCTAGTCGTAGGTTCGCTAGGGCTATGCAGCGTGTGTCGTGTGATGAGCGTGTGGTGTCAAGTGGTGTCAGGTTCTGGGTGTATACCCGTAATTTTGATGTAATAGATTTGTTGTTGTTGCCTAATTTGACGGTGTATTTGAGTATTGATGCTGGGAATATGTTGAAGGGGTATAAGACTAAGCGTATGTATCCGTCTGTGAAGTTGGCACTTTGTGCGGATACGTGGGATGAGACTGCGGTGTTGGCGGACAAGTTTGAAGGTGAGCGTAGGGGTGCTAGGTGTCCTGAGTTGACTGGTAAAATTCCGTTGGTTGTTAGGGGTGTTGGTGCGTGTGTCGATTGTGGCATGTGCATTAGTGGCGTGAACAATGTACGTTTTGCGTCTAGTAAAAAATGAGTGCATAAGTAATATGTGTTGCATATTTTTTATGTGCCTAATCATATAGAGAGGAAATAATGGAAATAAATGGTGAGGTCAATATAGAAATTGACCAATATGCGGATGTCAGTATAGAAATTGACACCGAAGACTTGGCAGAAACTCTTTGCCAAGACCACAACTTAGTGGATGATGTTGTCTTACGAGAGTATGTGAGAGAACAGATGGAAAATGAGTTGGATGACCGTGTTACAGAAGCGGTTCATCAAGAGACTCAGGAACTGCGTACCAATATGGAAAGTATGGCTGAAGAGTTAGATCAGTATGAACTGAGTGTGCAGGTCGATGACTTGGATAATAAAGTCGATGATCTCCATTATCAGGTGAAAGGGTTAATATCCCCAGAACCTGATAGCGACTACTCATACGTGAAAACTTACGTACTGGATAACTATGTGCGGATCAACGATCTGCAAGCAACTATCAGAGAAGTGGTAGATGCTCGTTTAGTCGAGTTGCTTACCCTACTTGTAAAGGAGTAGTAATGAATAATGATATCCCGGTTGATGGAACTGTGTACCGTGAACGATTTGGGCGGTTGGAGAATTGGTGGGTTAACCCTGATGGTACTCTCAGCGGTAATGTCGTCAATTCTGCGTATGTTCCGAATGGTACGTGGATTACTACTGGTGCTTTAACGCACCGTTTTGGAAAGTGTGTGTATTCGGATGAGGCTCAGTATTTGTTGGGCTTCCCGATGGTTTTTGCGTTACCTAAAGAGAAAGGATGGGTAAGTCCATGGTAGAAGTAATTGAAACTTTCCTGTGGATTGCTATAGGGGTGGCGCTTGCTGTGCCTCCTACTATGGCTATCTGTTACAGGGGGGAAAGAAAGCGGATAGAGCATTTGAAACACCTTTTCAAGGAGGGGTGTCTGAATGCGTTCAGAAGCCAATTAGCCGAAGCGATGATGCGACAGGCTGATAGGGAACAGCAAGCCGAGTATGCACTTGGGGTGCATCTTGAGGAAGAAAGAATGAAAGAGAGGGGCTAAATGCCTATTGAAACAGACTCGCAAGAGTGGAGAAAAAATGTTATTAACAGCATCATACGTTTCTTGAGAGACAACGAGGAGTATGGAGATGACTGGGGAACAGAAATTAAAGTGTTGAAATCTTTAATAGAAAAGGAGGGCTAATGCCTGACATTTGTGAACAGATACAAGAAGATTTACTCACATTCTTAGATGGTATGGAGTCATCCATACTCGATGGTGTGTGTCAAATAGTGGTGGACAATTTCAAAAAAGAAAGGAAGGGCTAATGGCTAGCAAACAATGCCATATATGTGGACTGTCTGAGAATGTTTTCCTTTCATGGGAGAAATTCTGGCAGGTCACAGACCACAAGAACCAACAGGTGTGGGTGTGCTATGGAGACATGGTGAACCTTGACCCTATGGGTGATGGACAACTACAAGATCCTTTGAAGGAGGGCTAATGGGTATTGAAGATGAACTTACGTTCCATTCTCTTAACACCCCCGAGGGTGACGCATTGTATAACGAGATGTACGGCTACTATCGTTGCGGTATTTGCAACAGGAGAACAAGCCGTCATCCATCTGCGTTGAGTAGAGATGGGGTGAAGATATGTCGGAAATGTTAAATGATTACGGGCATAGGTGGACTAATAGTTATGACGGGGACAATGTTGAATGTCAATATTGTGGCGACTCGTATAACAGCAAGAAGTGGTGTACTAATCGACTCGTTGTGTCTGAGCAAGACAGGGAGATGGATGAAGGTATGTCCAAGTACTATAACCTATAAACTATATGCATGCATATGTTTTATAATAGTGAAAGAAAGAGACTATTGATAGAGTATTAGTAGTCGTAATATTAAAGAGAGGAAAGCAATGATAAAACTAAATAACGGAGCCACTCCGATAGTGTGGCTGGTAAGAAATGGTGGCGAAGGAGAGCGTCCTTTTTGTGGCGTTCTTGTCGCTAGACCAATGGCAGGAATACACGCATATGTTTGTTGGAGTATGTACTCTGATGATGGTGAAGCATTTGATTGTGTGTGGGGTAACTATTGCCACACAATAGATGAGGCTATTGAATCATTCAATGAAAGGATTGCAGGTTCGATAGATGATGTTGGGATATACGAAAAAAGAAAGTACGACCAGTTCTTGAGGGGTGTGGAACATGTCTAAAACTGAAATCATAGTAGGACATGTGGGTGTTGACTCAGGCACTATTCTCATAACCGATCCTTGTTACATCAAAGAGGACTACGACTATGAACAAGTGGTTGAACCCACCCTTCAAAACTTATGGAGTCACACCCTTAACGGCTTGGGATTTATCACAACTTCAGGCTACGGAGATGGGTACTACCCAGTTTATGCGACTGTGCGAGAAGATAAGGATTGGGGCGCTCGTGTTGAAAGTGTCACGATCAGATTTATGGAGGGTGTGTGATGTCCGACAAACCGAAAGTTCCTGAGTACGACCTTGAAGGTTGGTTTTACCGTGTGAGTAAACGTGTCCGCCTTCAAGACTGTTGGGGTGGAAGTGACTTGGCACTACTATTAGATCTGTTTGTCTTGTATTTGGGTTGGTCTACACCAATAGAACCCGACGTAACTCCTGAAATGATTTATTACGCTAGTGGGATGGAAGACAGTCGAATAACAGATCTTTTAGATGGTCTTGAAAAAGAAACGGGTATACCTTATCCGTTCGATATTAAATAGAAAGGAGACTGTATGAATAATACGGTTCTTGAAAGAAGCGAGGCGTTTTATGCTCGTGAAATAATGGGTGATGCTGGGGCTTTGTTCCCTGTGCATTATCCAGCAGCACAACATCATTGTCTGCGAAGAGAAGACGCTCACATCCCTGTGATTGAGAGCGGCGTTTACAAGGGTGAACCTTTATACAAGTTCGTTGTCCGTGAGGACACGGGGCGTGTAGTCGGGTTACACTCTGGTAAATATCCTGAAGTTGATGGATATCAGATGCTTGCCGACATGGCAGACATGATGTTCCCTCTATCAACTACGTCCTGTACACTCTGGGGGGCAGGTGAAAGAGTTGCTGTTACGCAACAACTTTCGGACTCCATAGATCTTGGGGGTGGAGATACAATCCAATCCCATTTAGTGTGGATCAGTTCCTTAGATGGTTCTTGGTCAACTAGTGTGTACGACATGCAAAGCAGGTTCTTCTGCCAAAACCAATTAGTGGGTAAAGCACTATTGAAGGTTAGGCACACGAAGAACCACGATGAAATCTTTGAGATGAAAGCCACGATTGTGAAGCAGGCTGCTGAACAGGCGCTTGCTTGGCAAGGTAAGGCTCTCATGTTGAAGCAACAACCTATGATTGATTCAGAGTTTTATGAGTTAACCAGTCAGTTGTTGCCTTTTGAAGATCACATGTCTACCCGGAAAGAAAACTCTATCAACGAGGCTCGTGGCTCAATGAGGCGACGCTGGTTCGAGGAGAAAGAACAATGGGGTGAAGGTAATGGTTGGCTTGCTTGGAATGCTATTCAAGGTGCCGAGCAGCACACTGTTAACGCTGGACGTAACCGTGATAAGGCTAAGTCATTGCAGAAGGCTCTTGAAGGTAAAACTCCTTTGGCTAACAAAGCAATGAGTTTGATACTGGCTCAATGATGAGTAGAAATCACAGAGAAGCAACAGCAACGATATTAGTAACAATAGAATATGATGTTGAGCAAACATTTGACAATGGTGTCTCTATACATGATATGTGTGACAACTGGGATGAATGGATAGAACTACCTGAAGGGTGTATGCCTAAAGAATGGGATTACATCGAGGTAGAGATATCTAAGATTGAATGCGAAGGGGAAGAATGGTATCGATGATAACTAAATTATTATTGGTCGGTGCTTTGGGAGTGGCAGGGGCGTGTTTCCCTGTCACTTCCACTAGCCGAGTTCAAGTGCCTGTTATCACAGTGCCTACTTCAACAACGATAGCGTGGGAGGAAACCGACTACGCTAAACACGTTGCGTCTAAACCTATAGTGGAGTGTCCTGCATACGGTTCGTGTGACATACCGGAACATGAGTACATTGCTCATCTTCCTTCGTTGCATGAATTGGTGCGGTACTACTTTGAACCTGAAGATGTGCCTTTGATGTTACGCATCGCTTTCTGCGAGTCGTCCGCTAAACCGGATGATAAATGGTCAGAGGCTATCAACCCTAAGAGTGGAGCCACAGGCTGGTTCCAGCACATGCCTGATTGGTGGGAGGAAAGAAGTTTCAAGGCAGGGTTCAGCGGTTGGTTGGCTGTTGAACCACGAGCCAATGTTGGTGTCGCTGCTTGGCTGTACTATAAACAACCACATCCAAAGTGGGGAAATGCCTCACATTGGTATCCGAGTAGATCATGTTGGGAGAAATAACATGGGTATAGCACCATCAGGTGAACACACCTCAATAACAAGAGAAGAATATCTGCGTGTTCGAGAAGCAGACGCTAAACGTCGAAGACAAAAAGAAAGAGAGAGAAATGGCGAAGATACTAAAGAACTTTCCTAACACTAGGAAAACAGAAATGTACCCGTGGGCTGAATGGTTCGACGGTGTACCAAGACTCCTCGAAGCAGGGGTCGACTTCCAAGTACCGTACAACTCGTTTCGAGCATCCGCTCATCAAGCGGCTAAAAGACACGGGTTGAAGGTGAGGGTTGCTAAACTAGATAATGGTATGGCACTACAAGCGTACAAGGAAACAACTATATAGATATGTGAGGTCGGGGCGGGTAACCCTCTCTCCCTGCCCCGCCCTCACTCTAAACCGAGAGGAAAACATATGAGTAAAATGAGTGACTTAGATATACAACTCAAAGAAATAGAAACAAGGATAGATACCCTTGAACAAGTTTGTCATGCCATCTATGAGACAATCATTCAATTGGTTACGACTGTAGGAGATAACGCTCACGACAGGTCGTTTACCGAGACACGTCTGATGCATTCAATGGGTGCTATGTATGACGGATTGGTTCCTTGTGAGGATGACAAAGAAGAAACAGAAGAAGATAATGTAGTTCCTCTGTTCGACGGAGATAAGGAGTAACCTTGTCCGCCACCATGGCATGGCATGTGGAACCCGTTGGGTTCATTGTACATGCCATGCCATGCCATGCGCGGATAGTGTGGTAACATAAAACAAATGACCGAAGCGACCAACACAGACGACAGAATAATTCTCCGACAATCATGGCTAGGTTCCTTAGCGATGTGTCCAGAGAGAGCCAGACAAGACCTGTTAGGCATCTCAGAATCAACAGAGTCCACCAACACTGCAATAGGCACAGCAGTCCACTATGGGATAGAACAATGTCTCACAGAGAAAATGGAAACAGGCGATCCTCTTTCCAAATCTGAAACCATCTCAGCCTCATTAGAAGAATGGGTTCGGAAAGAACCTGAGATAGTTGGATGGAACCATAAGACAGATGAGTGTGTAAAAATAATTGAACTCAACACGACAGCGTGGTGGGATGAGGTAATGCCCGACATTGATCCAATAGCCGTTGAGCAACACTTTGAACTACCACTCATAGTTGATCACGAACCCGAAATCTGGTTACAAGGAACGATAGATTGTGTTCAATCTTTTCCACGTCCAATAGTGGATTGGAAAAATCCGGGACGTAAACCATCAGATGACTGGGAGAAGAAACGATGGTCGGTGCAAGCAGCCGCATACACTTGGGCAGTATTACAAATGTCGGACAACTCTCTGACAGAACCTTTAGATTTTGAGTTCGTACACCTAGTCAAAGGCAAGGTGCATAGAACTTTAGTGAACGTAACACCAGCAGAGCATGCAAGTCTGGTCGCTTTAGCGCGCTCTGCTGGTACACTCATAGCCGCAAACCTACCTGTATGGCCGTTAAACATGGTCGGATGGCACTGCGCCCCTAAATGGTGTGGTGCTTGGAAAACATGCAGAGGGAAAATTGCGGGAACAGACCCATGGAACCAACTATAGAAAAGAGGTAGACCCAATGGGAGAAAAAGATAACACCTTCACGGTGTTCCGTAGACAGGTCATACAGACCGGCAAATTTGAACCGGCGGAAGCGTCGTGTTCAGTCACCGTCACCCTTACAGGTGATGAGGATCAGGAGGCAGTAGCCAACTTAATAGCCGAGTGGGGTACGACCTTAGAGATAGCCAACTATGAAGCGTTGGGTGTCGGATATGAAATGACAGAATCAGGCGTGCGGAGGTTGGAAAAAAGTATTTCCCAATCTGATGCGAATGATTCCGTGGCACCATCAACCACGGGGAATACAGCCCCAGCCGCTCCTGCTATCGGAGGCAGCGGAATGGACGCAATTTGGCGTGACTTGATGAACAACAAAACACAGTGGTGGGATCCCAACTGGGAAAAGAAATTAGACCCTGCCGCTAACTTTAATAAGAACGGTCCTGACTATAAACGTCGGGCTGATGGTAAGGGCATTTGGCTTACCAAAAAGGATGGCTCCTCACTAGTCCCTGACTGGTTTGTGTGTCCATTCACTGGTAAAGATGCTAATCAACTTGCCGAAATAGGCACGAGTATTCGAGCCTAACAGGAGTAAGAAACGTGGATGCTCTTACACCTGAAGAGGTGGCTCATCGTCTCTCCGTTGCCACGGATGGAGAGACGGTGGACCCCTCTATTATAGATAAACCTAAGACGTGGGCTTTAACCAACCAAGTAGTAGACAACCTAGTAGGTTTCATACGCAACCCTTCGGAACGCTGGTATTTAGGATTCCCTGAAATAGATTTAGCGTCCAGAGGAATAGGAAAAGGTGAAGTGTTGATGGTAGTGGGGAGATCCCATACGGGAAAATCTCAAATGCTACTCAACAGTATTGTGGTTAACCTGATCAACGATCCTGCCACACACGTAGTCATATTCTCAATGGATGAACCAAGAGAACTCGTGGCTATGAAACTATTCTGTTTGTTGAAAGGTCGCTCATCCACCGAGGTGGAAGAAGCAATCAAAGTAAACGACAAACAAACCATACAGGAACTCGCTGAAGCCTCCGAGAAGGAACTATCACGAGTAGCAATCATAGACGAATCATTACCACTCACACGCATGGAAGAAGTGATGGAAGAAGTGCGAGAATGGTTTGGCACAAACCCATCATTTTGTATGATTGACTACTTGGAATTACTTCCGGGTGGTGACTCTGATGCCACGGGAGTAACAACCAAAGCACAAGCAATTAAACGATGGGCTAAAACCCAGCGAGTGCCAGTCGGGCTTGTCCATCAAGCAGGTAGAGGCTCAGGAGACAAAGGTAAAGCCGCAGGATTGTACGCAGGCAGGTACGGAGGTGAACAAGAAGCCATCTTCGTTATCGAGGTGTACCGCCAAAAAGACAGATTCGACCTGTCCGAATGGGAAAAGAAATACCACGCAGATTCAATCAACCTGAACCTCTGTAAAAACAAAAGAACAGCAAGACTCATAGATCAAACATACTATTTGGATCCCTCCACCGGACATGTTCACCCATACTGGGAGGAGTTGATACCCGATGCTTACTAACAGATATGACGACGAAATTATTGAAGGATTCGCTGACCTATTCCGAGGCGGTAAGATAGCAATAGACACAGGTGACTTCAGACCATGGACAAACCACGACGGCACGTTCATAGAAGCACAAGGTGAAGAATACTTAACTAAAATAACAGATCACCTCCACGCCGACCCAGCCATCGGAGTGTACCCACTATTCGCAGAAGAAGACGGACTGAAAGTCTACTGGGGGTGCGTCGACTTCGACGAAGGAATACAAGAATCATACACACACGCAAAAAACGTACACCAAATACTAAAACAACTAGATGTACAATCTTGGATAGAGCGATCACGTTCCAAGGGATACCACCTTTGGGTGTTTTTCACCACACCCATGTATGCACGAGATGTACGTGCAGGACTACTCGCTGTGTGCGACATCGTTGAAGCACCAACAAAAGAAGTAAACCCCAAACAAGTAGAACTCTCAGAACGAGGATGGGGAAATGGTGTCCGCCTACCCTACGCAAGTAACCGTCAAAGAGGAGGCTACAACGAGATGGATAACCCCGAATACTCCTTCTCCATGGTACCAGTAGCGACTTTCGTAAAAGATGCTATACCAAACCGTGTGACACCTGAAGCGTGGGAGCCTGTGAGAGCCTTATACAAGCCTCCTAAGCCGATTGAAGTACCCGTTCCTACAGTATCCTCATCAACACCATTACGGGGACTCTCAAAGGCTATACGAACAAATGGTCCTAAAGGAGGCACCTCCGGTGACAGGTCAAGAACCCTCGTGGCATTAGCCTGTTCCATGTTTAGGGAAGGGTATGACAAACCAACCATCTATTATGAACTAAAGTCTGCTGATAAGGACTGGGGCGGAAAATATGCTAACCGTACAGACGGAGAAAAAATCCTGTGGAAAATAGTAAATGACTACGAAAAAGTTGCGTGGGAAAACGACGAATATTACAAGCGTCGTTATCAACAGAAAACCCAAGGTCAAAGCAAGACCGAGACACACTAAGAGTGGACATGTATTCACACCAAAAACCACACTCGATGAAGAAGGTTGTGTAGCACAAGCATGGGAAGAGCAAGTAGGCAAAACATTAACAGGACCATTAGAAATAGTGTTGGTATACAGTCCAACTCAAACGATACTACATGTGATGCAATCACCACATGGATCGAAAACATTAACAGGGGATCTGGACAATTACATCAAGTTGACATGCGATGCATTAAACGGGGTGGCGTGGGAAGATGACAGACAAATCGTGCGAATCAACGCCGTTAAGGTCGACAAACTTGATAGTGATTAAACTCGAACCTTGGGAATATGAATGGGCATCACACGTAGGATGCAGACGGTTCATAGAAAACTGGGATAAACACGACGCATCCCATTACAAACGAGACTACATGGAAGACGACAGAACAGCGCAAGTAGCAGCAGCAATAGGAGAATTAGCGGTAGCACGAGTAACCAACCAATACTGGGGTGGGCATGTGTGGGCAGGCAACCGTCACCAAGAAAACCGTGGACGAGCAGACGTAGGTCACAACATAGAAGTTAGAAGAGTTAGAACATCTAACAACGCTGCGGTACGCCGCAGGCAACTAGGGCAAGGACTGACCTTGTTCGTGGTACGACCAGTGCCTCCCGAATTTAGAGAAGTAGAGATGCTAGGGTGGATAGATCACGACGAAGCGTGGGAATTAGGAGAACCTTCAGGTTATGATGCGGACAACACTCGTGTCATATCCGAAGATTATTTGAAAACGGTAACAGAATATGGCAGGGAAACAAAAGGAGTTTCCGACTGATCCAACCGACACGTGGCGAGAAGGCAAGATACAGTTTGGAGCGCAAGATAGCCTCTTTCCACACAGGGCATCCACAGAAATAGAATCAATAATGGAAACACCACCATCTGGTGCAGAACCCCTAGCCGCCTTAGAAACAACCGCTCATATCAAAGAACTATTAGCAGACGTTATAGAAGAACTCAGCCCGCTAGAAAGATGGATAGCGGAAAGACTACTCATAGAAGGAATGTCTCTTCGTAAAGCAGGAGCAGTTCTAAGTATTCCAAAAACTTCCCTAGCCCGTAGACGTGACAAAATAAGACGCAAACTAATGATACGTCTGATGGGAGAACCCGAATTTAAAGAATGGTTACAAGATTTAAACCATTCACTCCCCATCATTGATGACGAGACATTCTCGGATCAATCCCATTAAAGAAGTAGCCCAAACAGCAAAAGCAAACTGAGCCTCCTCTATACCATCGACACCGGCATGAAAAGCAGAAAGCAAAGCCTCCGCTTCCGCCTCATCAAATACTAATAGCAAACCTAAAAGTTGTTCATCCGACCACTTAGCATGTGTGCCATCAAGCACATCAAACAAACTAGAAGATGCCTCTAACTCTTGGTAAATCTCTTCTTGGATACACGTACCCTGCTGCTCTAAGAACAATTCCCATTTAGCATCAAGATCCGTATCATCCATATTACTTCGCTACCTTATCCTTAACTATAGTCTTAAGGACTGATACAGCCGCTGCTAAACCAGCAACACCCGCACCCTTAGCCGACGACAAGTCAGCAACAACGAATACACCTAGAAACGCTTGAGCGAAAGTCCACCCAGCACGTTCTAACACATCAAATATGTTCTTCAAATTTTTTCCTTTATTAGATTAATATCTTGGACGAGGCTTCTTACGACCCATTAGTCGTTCTCGTCAAACTTAGCCCGCATTCCGTTACTCATTCGTAACATAGCGTCACCAGTGAGAGAACCTTGGTTCCCACCCTGAGAAACAGTGTCCACTAAAACCTTAGAGGCTTTAGGCACCTTCATTGTTTTACCATCTAAATTCTGTGGCATGACAACCTACTTTCCGAAAGGACGACCACCATATGCGGCGTTGCCCAAATTAGTGTCCCGCAAATAAGATGCGGCTTTCTTAGCCTTCTGACTCATATCCCACATGTTAAATGAAGACGTAGAGTTATGAAGTTGCTCATCTTGAGAACCAAAAGTGTCCTCAAAAGAACCATATCCTGTACCCTTTGGCATAATATTTTTCCTTATTGTATAAACAGCGAGCCGAACGTTTCACCGTTCACCACACCTGTAACCTTCAAAAAACCTTGTGTCTCTTGAAACTCTCTAACAGCAGAAACAGTTTTCTTACCATAAATCCCATCAACAGGACCCGGATTGAAACCACGCTCCGCTAACTTTCCCTGCACCAAACGCACAGGCAAACCACGACTACGAGAAGGACGAGACAAAGGAGTCTTCTTAACCTGCTCATGTAAATCTTTAAAGAACTGAATGATCGCAGCCCAATCAACAGCATCAGGAGCCTCAACGACACCCATACCGTTCTCAACCCAGTTTCCTAAAACATCACCCGGACACGTCGTATACCCCTCACGACTCTTCTTACGATGCGTTGAAACCCAAAGCCCCTTGCCGAAATGAGATTCAGCGGCATCAACAACTGTTTGTAAAGAACGTAAAGCAGCGTCGCTAGGCTTGTGAAAACCCCAGCCAGTAAAGCACACACTGATAGAACGACTGTTCCAACCTTTAGTCCCCGCTCCACGATTATCCCAACCTCTTCCTTCAAAAATTACGCCACTCTCATCAACCAACCAGTTGTAACCAATACCATCCCAGCCTTTACCCATGTGATGACGTTCAAACGCTTTAACAGCATCAGAGTTCTTAGGTCCATTCTCCACACCAGAATGATGCATGACAACACCTTGAACTCTTGATTTGTTTAACTTGTCGAACTTCCCTTTAGGCGGGTTCTTAGCACCCCATTCTTTTCTGGAAACATACTTCATATCTATAAGCCTTTCTTGTCCCGTCTACTCTTCCCTAGTCTAGTCTCAACGGTTCTCAAAAGACTTCCAAACGTCACGTTCCCTAGCCTTAGCAATCGATTTGCGAATCTCTTCACTGCGCTGTCTACGAGGAGTGTTAATACGGACACTCACACCACCCAACGTGGACATAATAGTCTGAATCCAAGTCTCCTGAGTCTTCTCATCTTCAGGGATGAGACGACGGAACCTACCCAAGAAAGGCAGCATGTTTTCAACAATCCCTAACTTTTTGTCATTAACCATCCATTGACCTTTATTATTCTTATCAGCCCACCCAAGCATCTGCAAAGAATGCGCCATTCCCGGCATGTTCCGAATCATCACAGGCAAAGGCACATACTCATCCATGTACGGGATGCCAGCAAAAATCTTTTTACCAGCCCAATATTCAATAGGTGTTTTAAGGAAAGGAGTAGCACCAGAAAAAACCTGCTCCAAAGCAGCGCCGCCACCTTCACGAGTAGGATCCATTCTGAACAAATCCTGCAAAGGTAAATCAGGAGTCCCATAAGTAACTGCACCATTTATAGTCCAAGGTAACTGAATGTTGAAATTCTCCAAGAAGTAATGAGGGACAACATCCTCTTTCTCCTCCCCATATTCCAAATTACGTTTAACAGCCATCAACCGATTAAACTTGCCCGGATTGCGAACCAACAACTCTGCTTGCAACGGCAAATTCTTACGAGTCCAAGTGTAAAATGGGAAGAAACGTTTACCATATTTTTTCTCAATCGCAGACAAGCCGCCATAATTAAAATGCAACTTGTAAATCAACTGCAACGCCTCGTCCAAATTACCACCCGTTTCCAACACATGCATACCAGTGCTTAAACGCATCAAATTCTCAGCGAAAGTATTCGCATGACGAACACCAGCAAAAAGAAAGAAACCAGAATCTAAAGGATTGAAAGTAACACGAGCCTGCCGATAAGGATTCTCGGAAGTGCCAACAACATAATCTAAAAATCCGGGTTGACCTAAATCAATATCCACAGAAGACGCAGCCTGACCGCCACCATGACCACCATTGCTGACGATATCCCACGCCCTCTTATACTCCGCATAATTAGGATCACTTTTCTTAGTGTTCTTCAACAACGTTTGCAAACCCAACTCAAAGTTTCCCTGACCTTCCTTATATGCTCTTTGCATCAAAGGAATAGTTTTCCAAGTACGAGAAACAGGAACATCAGCGAACCACATGTTAGCCATACCCCCAAAAATATTTCTCATAACAAAACCCGGAGTAGCAACCATCTGAGCCTTCATCCAATTATGAACCCTGTCATACCCCCTAATGAACCCTTCAACCTGCTCCCTGTCATTCATTTTCTGAGTAGCGATCATTGCATCAATAACACTGTCCGCCATATAAGTATCACCAGCAATCAGCCAAGGACCCCACATTTGCCTAGCACTATTATTAAACATGTCTCGCAACTGATCGGCTGTGAGATTATTCAAATCATAACCACCACCAAACGAATTAAGATTAAATGCTTTGTCATTCTTAGGACCCAACTCGGCAGCCAATTCCTGAGCGAAACCATGCCTTTCTCTTTCAGCAACAGTCAACTGAGCCTCTGTATCCGCCGCTCGTGCAATAATATCCTCAACAGCCTGCTGCTCTTTAAGAAGTTTTTGCTGTGCCTTAACTAACCGTTGGTCATAAAAGTATTGTTTCTCTAACAACTCTTTAACTTCCATCTCAGTTCGCATTATTCGATCAACAATCCGTTGACGTTGCTCATCCATATGTGCAACAACACGGGTACCTGTAATGAACTCACCTATTTGAATGGCATCGTAGTTCATCGAGTTGGTCATAGGCGGACCATGCTTAATCTCACCTTTAACCGTTTTCAGTATTGTATCTAAATCTAAAAAATGTTCCAAATTCCAAACATCAGGACCTAAAGAAGACGTTGGCTCAACTATTGCAGAAGGTCGACCATCAATGAGGAGATCATCGCCTTTTCGCGCACTTTCCTCCATCAAAGCCCGCAACTCCTGCCAAAACTCTTCACCCCTCACATCAGGATGACGAAGCCTTGTAACACCACCGGCACCATATCCACTACTTTCCCCATAATAAGAATCAGGAGTATCATCCCAATAAGATGCCCAACGGGTTTGTCTACGACCATCTACCGCCCGCAACGCAGGATATGTAGCAGCGTTATAATCCATCAACCCCTGTTCAATCGTTATCCAAAAGTTTTGCAACAACTCGTATAGGTGCTGTGTATCTACTGGACTTCTCGTACCAGCATCTGTTATACCATACATGGTAGGCATATGCGACGAAGCAGTACCCCAACCATAACGGTCAGTACTCAAGGCTTCCACAAATTCACGATTCGCTCCACTCATCCGAGGCAAATTCAACCCAGCAAGACCCCGCTCTTTCACAGAAGGAAGTATCAAACCTTCAGGCATCAAATTTCTCATCAAATGCGACCACTTGCCATCATTCTGAGAAGCCAACTCTAAATAAGTTTTATTCAAACGCTCTAACGTAGACCACACATCGTCAGACAACCCAGAAAGCCAATCTGTTTGCAAAGCATTATTCACTGCACCTAATTCTCGAATACTTGCAACAAACTTCTCAACCATTTGCAACTTTTTATCAGGATCAACTGGTTGTGGAGTAACCGACCATTCAGGATACGAAACACCACCTGTTTCCGTAGGAGCGGACTTTTTGAAGAAACGCATAACCCGCGGCACAGCCTTTGTTTCACCGGCTGGAACCACCCACACATCACCCTGCATACCACGCACAGCGTAAGCGCCACCATCGTTAACCCAATCAGGCTGATTCAGATCTAAACCACGAGTAGGTCTTCGTGACACACTCACCTCACCGCCAAATGGCTGCTCCCACATATATGCTTCTGTAAGAGGCTCATCATACGGTTTTACTCTAAACCCTACTGCACCATAGTTTTCGGCTCGAACCATGTCGGCTCTCCACACTCTCATCGCTTTGTTTATTTCATATTTCCACTCTTCAATAGCATCTACCGCACCGTCTTCAATAGCCTCTTTTAGAGTCGTATAAGGACTAGAGTTAGCCATCGTGTAACCTGAATCTGCTAACGCATCAAACCTTGCTAACATCTCTGGTGGCATCGTGCGATTAATCAAATCATCGGCAAAAAGTACGGTAGGTCCACCTCCTGTGAAAAAATCACGCACATCGGGATGAAACTGCACAGATTCAACCCCCACCTCAACCTCGAAACGCGCACCGGTCAAATTCACTTCCCTATTTACCACATTACCCGCAGGGTCTATAACCTGTTCAGTTACCGTTTCCGCTGTTCGTACCATTTTCGTTTTGGGTGGCAACACAAGAGCCGCTCGTGCTGTAATGTCACCTGAAGTACCACCAACGAGTGATGCGGCTTCATTAAGCCCCATCTCACTCAAATTAAACAATTTTGTTCGGGTCATCTGGCTACCAGCGGCAGAAGTGGTCATTTCCATTCCCGCCCTGTCCGCCGCATACAAAAGCGTCGAATCAATCCATTCAAATAAATTCTCAAGCAACTTTCCAGTAAGAAACCCTGTACGCATAGGCTGAAGTTCTTGCAACTGAAACAATATGTCACCACCAGATCCGGATCCCCCGAAAAAATCCCAACCTACACCAATCGAACTAGTAGACATATTGGTATGCAAAGTTAGAATTTCCGAGGCATCCTCCCATCCTCCGACCATTACGCCCGTCTCTTCTGCAAGATTTCCTAATTTGTTGATATATTCATGCAACCCCTCCAACGACTGAATCATACGATTTCGCATAGGATGCCCACTATGTTCAATCACATTTCTTAATGTTCTACCACCAAAAGCAGGGATGGCAACATCTATACCAACCATAAGAGGATCTAAAGTATTTTCATAATTCCACATGGCAGCCTCAGTAAGAGGAATCGTACCGGGAGATAAATTACTCAACCCATCATCAGACATGGCTGTACTTATAATAGCACGATCAAAAACATCCGAGAACTCTGATATGGCACCTTGTCTAATCGCATCAATGGAACCTTGTGAAGTGACGTTAAGATTGTCAAGAGCCGATTGTATAGATTCAAGACTTTGAATAGTTCTGTCTCGAAGAACCGTGTCTTCCAACAAACTCTTAAGGAAAGGAAGCATAATACTTTCAATATCACCTAAATTGGCAGCAATGTCCGCACCTGATCCGTTGAGAATTTCACTGATAAACGTTTGTGCTTCGGAGGCGGACAGTGACAGCATCTCAAGTGCCTCTTGATCAGAACCGGACGCAGTTGATGTCCAAAAAACATCAAGATCAATCTTCTCTTGTTGCACCGCCGTAGCCAAATTTTCCAACAACAATTCGTGCGTTTCGTTCATCTTTCCTAAACCTTCACGTATCGCACTCACTCTTGTTAACAGACCTCTCAACTCCTCCATCGCAGGAGCCAACTCTTGAACAGCGTTAATTGCAGCACGTTGCGGGCTTCTCGGAGGACCATTAATAGGGTAACCTAAAATATCCACCAAAAGTTTAGAAGAATCAGGAGTGTCAACGATATTGTATATACCTAAAATATCTCCAATTTGTCGGATCTTCATTTGTAGCACATATTCCAAATTGAGAACTTCAGCATTTGTTTCAAATAACTGTTCTAGCAAATCACCCCAAATACCACCCGAACCACTCCCACTAGTACCCCGCCTAGAGGTACTACCAGACGGTAAATCTATACCGCTTCCTGATAATTCAACCGTGTTTTCATCACCCACCAGCCTCGAAAGAGCATCATCTATCGCCTGTACACGACTCTCAATAAATTCTATACTGCCACGACCACCACCAGCATGTTCAACACCTTCCAAAACAACAGCATCCTGATACTGGCGAGCCACAACAGCAGCACGAGCAGCCTTCTGTTCATCAGTCAACTTGTCTAACTCTTCACTAAGATCACGAACAGTGTTCTCCAACGCTTCCAACACATCAGCATTCTGCTTCCAAGTCTCAGCATTAAACAAAATACCCCGACTAGCCAAATACTGTTCCAAACCACGCAAATTAGCGTCATGCGACAAAGCATTAGCACGATACGCTCTACGTTCAGCGAAACCCTGCAACCAAATAGACTGCCCCTCCTCCAACCAGCCTCCCTGAATTAAAAGATCATCTATCTGTTCCGCCACAGAACGATTCAAAGGATCTGCAAGAGGATTGTTCGCATTCGCTCGGATACCACTACCAATCTCCGCAGATCGCGTAGCACTTTCCCGTTCACTCAAATCTCGTAAAATAGTTATTTTAGATTCAGGATCAGCAGGATTCCAATCAGGATTTAAACCACGTTGCGTGTAAATAATCTCCGATGCCTGTGATGGCGCATTTACGGTACCCGGAGTGCGTAAAGTACCAACTATCTCTTCACCACCATCTTTCGCAGGAACACGTATAACTTTCCCATTTATCAAATTTCCATCAGAATTAACATGAGAAGGTACAGTTCCACGTTCCCTTATAGGACCAACACGAGGACGGGATCTACTCAACACCTCCTCTTGCCTGCCAGCAGCAGCCAACTTTTCATCAAAAAGAGCATCTTCAACAAAATCGGACAACCAACCTATGTTACTCCAATCCTCACCATAGATCGCCCGAAGAATGACTCGACCCTCTGGGGAAAGAACCATACCTCCGCCATAACCGCCATAAGCGTTAAGGTTTTGTTCCACCTCTTGAAAAAATTTACTTGTAGGTTTACCCGCTTCATCAAATGCAAGTCCATACAAATTGTCACGAGCCAACATAACCAATTCAGGTTCCTCAACCTGCTCCAACAACATACGTTTAATCGTACCGATTTCTTCCAAAGTCAAATTAGGATACTTTTGTTTGATCCGATTAATACCTTCTACAGTTATTGTCTGCGGTCCATGTGCAGATGGGAAAATAGATTGAGTGTCCGATCCGCCTATTCCCAAATAAGCAACCCAATCAGGTTCCAACTCGATCTGACCTAAAGTTAAATTGTCAACATTGGGATAATCTTTAACAACCTGATTCTGAACCCGATGCGTCGTTTTACGCATACGTTCACCCAAATAAGCACCCAGCATATTCCCGCGGTCAAAACCAGAACGTAACTCGTTCGACAAAAGAATATCATCCACATTCCTACTACGAGCAAGAGTTCTCGAAGCGCGTTTAGTTTCCCTCTTCCTCTTATTCCACGCAGCAGCCTCTTCCCTAGGACTTTGCGAACGTCTCAATGCGTCCACATACTGCGTTTGAGGATCAACAAACAAATTCTTGAAAGCCTGCGCTCCTCGTGTAGTCGCAACCTTCTCATACATCATTCCCGGACCTGACATTATAGAAGCAGCAACACCGCTACCCAAAGGAAACACACCTATAGGCAACGTATCAACAGGCACACGTGCAGCACGTGTTATAAGTTGACGTGCTTCATCAGATAAATCCGCAGGTAAATCTTTTAAACGTTTACGTTTCTGAGCGTTGAAAACCATCTCGTTCAAATCCATCGAATCATCAAAACCCATAGTCTTCAAACGTTGACGTGCAGTCGTAGGAGCATCCGCAGAGCCGAAAGCCTGCCTTGCACGTTTCCTAGCCATTAAACGAGAATCACGAGTTAACCTTCCCAGAACAGGACCAGTACCCGGAACTCTCCAACGCAAACCAGTTTCAATACCCAACTCATCGATAAGTTCCTTACCGACTTTGCCATGCTTCCGAGCCAACACATTGCGAGCAGCAGAAACACTACGGTGCGTACCAACAGCCTCTATAGCAGCCTCAACCGCTAATTCTTTAGCGCTCTTAGCCTTACCCACACCTTTATACAACTGATTCCGTAAAAAAGTTAAATCAGTCAGCAGTGCCTCCCTACCGCCTATACGGGCATAAGCGCCCAAACCGCCAGCCCAAGACAAAGGATCTAAAGCAACGTCCCCCGCTAAACCTAAAGCCCGATTACCCCACTTGCCTAAATCAATACCTTCATCGTGGATTAGTTCACCGAAACCATAATGATCCGATATTTGATTACGGAAATCATTCCAACTGAACCCTTCACCTTGAAACAAGTCGATTGTTTCTTTCAAACCAGAAGTAACAAGAGAACGTGGGAAGTCAATTGCGCCAAGGATTTTGCCGAAAATACCTCCGCCGCCTCGTGAAACTTGTTGCGCTCCACGGGCTGTGGGAGTGTACGGCATTGAAGCAAGACGCTCCATGGTTGTTTTACCAACAGGCGCACCTGATGATGGAATTGGTGCTACCCCTGTTTTAACTATTGCTTGGAGAGCCTCATTGATGGCGGACATCGGGTTTACTCCTCAACCCATTTACCTGTACCTACGTCGAATCTAAGTCCTTTGCCTAACTGTTCAATGATCCATTCTCTAGGTTCAATGTTACCAAATTTAGGAACGGCATCTTCAACGTTATACCATTTGCCTCCCACTTCGATCCTATTCGATCCTCCGAATATACCCCCAAGAAAATCTCCTACAGCACCCACAGGATCATTATCGGATGGTTCGCGGAAATCCCATGGATTCAACTGTTCTTCCGGTACTGCTAAATCTGTTTTTAAATCAAGTTCACCTTGTTCACCCGGACTGAGAAATGCTTCAGGATTTTCAGATTCATACACTATCTTGGCTACCTCATCTAAAACATCAGTACTTACACCCATATTTGCATTACCACCAACGCCACTTAATGCTCCCGAACCTGTAACCTCATCTAAAACAACCTGCCATTTAGCACGATTCTCCGCAGGTGCATTTTCATCTGAAATTAGACTTTGGATAGCCATTCTAAAATTACTATCAGAGAAACCCTGCAAACCCAAACCTTCAATTTCCATCAACAGATCCGTCCACATGCCCGCATCAGCCTGAGTTAAATTAAATATTTGTTCAAAGACAGGTAGATCAATATCGTCACCTGCCAAAGCCGCCCAACCCTGAGCGATACTCGCTTCCTGCGCTTTAGCATCCAAATCGTATTGACTCTCAGCCAACGCCATAGCATTAGCATCAGCGATACCCATACCAGTAGAAGCATCCCAACCTATCGGACGACCATAATCAGGATTAGGTATTGTCATAACACCTTGAGGAGTGTTGACAGTTACAGTAGGACGCATGTCCATACCTTGCCCCATCATCCCAAGGTTAAAGTTCTCTTGAGCCAAACCCTGACCAGCAGTCAACCCAGTACTAGTATCAAACCCATAAGGCATTTCCGTAGCAGGATTGATTAGATTAGCAATATTAAACTGTTTTTGCTGTTCTTGCTGTGCCGCTGTTAAACCAGTAGTAGTATCAAAACCGTATTGCAAACCAGTAAGAGGATCAACACCCTGTGCTTTCATTGTTTGATCAAACTGATCTCGACTTTCTAAAATGCCAGCCAAATCTACACCAGAAGACTGCGCAGCCATAAACTGATCAGTACTCATATTAAGAGTGTCCGCCAATGCGGCAGCATCCAACTCACCCGAAGCAAGCGCAGCCAACGCAGAGTTAGCCTCTTCCTCCGCTGTCAGATTCATAGCCCGTTCATCTGCTAACAGACCTTGAGCGATCTGTCCGAACATGCCGCCACCAAATTGCGGACGACCACGTTCATCTAAAGTAATCTCTCCACCTTCATCACGTGCAACTGTTCCACCCATAGTGGTCATAGCATCACCAGTCAAACCACCAATAAACTTTAAAGAATCCAAGAAACCTAGATTCTCTTCAGCGACACCTTGAGAAACAGTTCTTCCTATGTTGAAATCTCCGGGTGCTAACGTTGGATCAACCTGACCGTAAAGCAACTGGTCTAATTCATCTAATCTGGTACCTTCAGCCGTCTGAGCATCCGTGTACGCTGTCATCGCGCTTGTTTGAGCCGTGTCAAAGTTCGCTAAAACATTAGCGACTTCTTCCATAAACAAGGTGTTTGCATTAGCAGCATCCAACAGTCCTTGTGTTACAGCAGTGTCATATTGTTGTTTTCTTGTGGCGAGAAGATTGTTTATTATTCCTTTTCTGTCTAATCCATCAAAACTAGTGGGAGCAGCACCGCCGCCGCCCATGCCGCCGCCCATGCCGCCGCCCATGCCGCCGCCGCCGCCGCCGCCGCCGCCGCCGCCGCCACCGCCGCCGCCGCCGCCACCGCCGTCATCGCCGTCACCCATAGGATCCACGCCGCCAGCAGGAGGCATTCGACCACCTGCCGCAACAGCATCAAAAAAACCAGAATCTACAGCAGCATTAAAATAATCAATCTCATCCATAGACAACCCAGTAAGGGTATTTAAATTCGCTGCAATCCTTTCAGGACTTTCTCCCGAATTTTGAATACTTTGAGCCGCCGTAGCAATAGGTCGCATCCCTTCCATATTTCCGGGTCCAATAGTTCCCATATTTTGATTAGCAAGATTAGAAGCAAGTTGTGTAGCCACACCTCGCATCCCTTCCATGTTTCCCGGACCTATAATTGCAGGACGAATTGAAGGATCCCATTGAGTTCCAGCCATAGCATCTTCTATAGCACCTAAATTTATTTCATAAGGACTAGCAGGAGTAGTAGTGTTTCTACGTGCCACGACAGCAGGAGCAGCAGCCGCAGCCTTCGCAGCCTTCTGAGCAGCAAGCCGCCTTTCAAGCGCAGCATAATCAATATTAGGTAAATTCATTAACTCAAAGCCTCTCGAAGTTTCGCAGCCGTAGCAGCCCGCTCAACATTAGAATCCAACGTGTCCTCCAAACGAGTACCAAAATAATCCCCGTAAGCACCCAAACGATCCATAGCAATCTGCATCAAAGCATCATCCAACATCGCACCACGCTCCGCCATCTGACGACTATAAGCACCAGCAGCCTCAGTCAAACCAAGATTCTTAACACCCGAAACTTCCATACCACGCTGCGCATAATTGCTCAACAACTGAGGAACCTGCTTCTTATACGACTTACCTAAATCGTAACGATCAACCTCATAATTTCTCTTAGCCCTTTTAGAACCATGCGTACTACCCGCCAACGAACGCGCTAAACGTTGCTGAGGAGTGACCCCATAGGGGTCCGACACATTGTAATTTTTAAAAGGATCAAAAGCCATCTAGTTAAATACCTGACCCGCAATGACAAGAGTAGCGGTGTCTACAACAACATTTAGAACAACAGCCCCCTCCGACCCACCGCCGCTGAGAGCAGTACCAGCAGTTACATCCGAAATGTCGCCCGTACTGGTCTGTGTGATACGTTGGTTTATTCTCTGTACGCTCATTGCAACACTCCCTATCCAAAGTATGTGATCTGAATATCAGAATCTGAAGACCCAGCCCTGATGAACTTCACATCTGTTAAATCGTCTTGGTACAAATCCATAACGCTGTATGGATTCAAATAGTGACCCACAGAAGCAGTCGGGGTTCCCCACCTGACTCTGATTGGTTCAGCACCGTTTGTTATCATTGCCGCAATAGCACCAGTGGCGGCTGTGCAAGCAACAGCCACAGTAGATACTGTTAACTGCTGATCACCTACAGACGACCCGTACTGTGAGGCGTTATATCTTATTCCTGACATGTTTCTCCTAACCGCCTAACGCCGTTACGCGGATTTCTAAATCATCCAATTTTTCTTGGATTTTAAACAACTCAAATTCGATAGCGCGAGCATTCTCACCTAACATTTTTTGTGTGGGCTGGTATACGACAGTCATTACTCGGCTTCCTCCGCTGGAGGTACCGCAGTGATATAACCATCTTCATTAACTGTTGCATCAGCCCAAATGTTTTGACAAAAAGCCAAAGCCTCAGATTCAGTCACTTCCGTGACATCCCAAGTTTCAAGCCCAGTCAAATCACAAGTTTGAATCAAATAACCAATGTGGTAACCATTCTCATCTTTGTAAGCACTCGGACATGCTTCGCCACCTTTATCAGAAATCGCAGGCAACGGACCAGTTCCCGATGTTCCTTCAGAAAGTTTCCATTTTAAATAAATCATTGAGACAACTCTGCTTTCACTTGCGCTTCAACTTGATTGTTTCTTTCTTCAACAAGTTCATCCAATAAACCAATCTGACGCATCGCATCTAATTGCGACCATTGAACACCACCAGCCATGATTTGAAGATTGGTTTGTCGAGTCATCCGAGCAGTCCAATATTCAGGTTGAGCGTGTTCGATCTCGTCGCGTGTGAAATGCGGCATTTTATCAAACAAATCTTCCATAATCGCATATTCTTTCAACGAACCGTTGTATGTAACCATCAAATAATTCAAATCAATTTGTTTACTTTCAGCATCCAACGCATCCATCTCATCGCCTGTTTCTAACAATCTTTGAATCTCTAATTTTGATTTACGGATCGCTACTTCGTTTAGTTCCAACGCATGTCGAAGTGTTTGCATTTCTAAACACAACTGATAAAACTGCATTTCAATAGTGTCATGCTGTCTTAAAACAAAATTTTCTATTTGAAAACGTGAACGGCTTTGTTGAACTTCCGCTATCGCTTCAGGGAACTGCATTCTGAGAGGGGCAACTTCGTTCATGGTGAAGCATCCGTACTAGAAAAACACATAGTTGCACTATCACTTGACCAATTACCTGAATCGGCTAGAGCAACAGTCGCAGTAGCCGTAGTTTCCGAAGCATAAGCCAAAAGAGAAGTAGCAGAAGTTTGACCACTATTTGACCAGTAACCGTGATTTCCTGTGTCTGAATATCCTGCTGAATAACCGCTATGATTAAGTGTTGCGCTTAGTGTCGAATGAGTGAAACTAGAAGCATAATCCCATTTATCAATAGCAGAACCCAGATTGTAACCAGCACCGAAATACCCTGCGACCTGCCCATTAGACATAGCCGCCCCACCATACGTACCAGTCGATAACGAAGTTTGTGTGGAACCACTATCGGAAGAAAAAATGACGCTAGTTACGACAGTTCCAGGGGCGCTGACACCACCCCAACCGCCAGCAGATAACCCTCTGTCACCGCTTTTCGCCATTCCTCGAACCATATACCTTGCTACGTTTACCGTGGGTGAAATAGTGCTAGTGGAAGTATCGCTTGAAAAAGCAAACTTTTCGATAGAAGTCGTGTACGCACCAGCGTTTGTTATACCTGAACCGTAATACCCTGCTGTGCCACTATTTGCATAACCGAAACCGCTTTGGTGTTCTGTTTGCGTAACAGTAGCACCAACCTCAGAACTAACATTTGAAGGTAATGCTACTTTCCAACTGCGCCTTGAACGGTAAGTCGGGTCGTCATCTTTGTTGATACCTGAAACGCTGTAACCAGCAACTTGATTATTGCAAATTCCGTAACAAACATTAGATCCCAGAGTGGTTATTGCAGTAGTAATAACTTGGTAAGTTTGCAACGCAAACATAAACATCGTCATGTTTGCGTAGTTATATGATTTCTGCATAAAACCACCATAAGGCGAACCACCACCGCCAAACAGACCGCCATTCAACCAACTAGAAACAGCCGTAGACGGCCACGCCTTCGCCGTGTCCTTCCTGCCCTTCCAGTTGGAAACCGCAGAACTAGGGTTAGTCCTATCTTGTCGAAACACTATAAGACCTCTTAAGCAGTTATTCTATTTACGTAACCAAATACTGTCACTTTAGAAGCAACCGCAGCAGCACCTTTAACGAGTAGTCCTGTACTGGATTTACCAGACAGCACCAATCCGGGTACTATTAACTGAAGTCCGCCTTCTGCGGTGACTGTATATTCAATGAGATCATCTGGATCATCTGTTCCACCAAACTGAATCGTAATCTTACGATCCGTTCCATCGGTGTTGGAAGCGTAGAGCCAGATTTCGTCAAGCGTAGTTGCTGTTGTAGTTGTAGTGTGTATGTCCGTAAACGCACCACTATCAACAGCAAGTTCTATACCTGTACCATCTCCTGCACTGCCTCCGGGAGCCAGTTGTACTTTTGAATATGTTGCCATATTACCTTTCCTTTAATTGAAAACCGAGTTTGTAAGAACGTTATTAGCGTCATTCCACGTAGGATCTGTTATATCTGTTAACAATGCCACTGTTCCACTGTTATTGGGAAGCGTTATGACTCTGTCGGCAGTTGGATCAGTAGCCCGCAAAAAAGTTTCATAATCATTATCTGTTGCTCCCTCCCAATAAATAGCAGCATTAGCGCCTTGCGTGTGATCAAGTTTTATATTTGCAGAAAATGTTGCCAAACCTGTAAAAGTAGAAGTTTGATTAACTGCTAAAGCACCAGCAATCGTTGTTATTTTTGAAGTGGCAGACAAAGTAGGGGTATTCGTAGCCCAATCCACCACATCATCAAAATTTTCATTAACTTGCGCTGCGACAATCGCTGTTCCCGCAGTGAAACTATATGTTTTGGCTAATGCAGTCATTAACGCAATCTCCTAGTTCTATACATACCTATGATTGATGTCACACCCCATTTGCCCCTATAGGACACTGATGGAAGAACAGCAAACCTCAAACTAATAGCCACCGCTGTCCCAATTGAAGACCATCTACCCAGCACATAGTTATCTTCAGTGCCTTCTGCCTGCCATTCAGACGTATCCCACACGCCTGTACCTGAACCTGAAGGAGCAGAATCCCACGTAGAAGGCGAACTTAAACCTGTAACAGTTGCATTTAAACGTTCTGTCCAACCCGCTAAATTGTAATCTTTGTAAACATACTGATATATCAACAAATCAGCGTCCGCTAAAAGAACAGAACGAGTTTTACCCCACCTTTTAGCAAAAGTAGGACGATTACCTTCAAACCAGCCAGTCTGATAATAAGAATTTATTTCAGTTGCAGATGAATCATAGTTATCCACATCATAATTTTGGTTAACTTTAGAAATACGATCAAAAGAAACAGGTGCATCAATAACTGAAGTAGCAGCAATACCATAATGAGTGTCATTGGTAGGACGATACGCTAAAAGACTCCGAGCATTAATATCGTGCCTAACCCAGCCGCCAGTAGCACCAAGACTGGGATCCCAAACAAACGTGTTTCTACGCTGCTCTTGATTAGAACCTGACAAATTATCATCAGATTGATAATTGACAGACAACCAAAGTTTCTCATCAAACCACATCATTGAAGGAACAACAGTGGTTGTTAAAGCAGGTTGCCCTACAGCATAAGTCATTGCAGGTTTTATACGTTCAAAAGCCCACGCTAAAGTCTGATCTCTTAAAAGAAACAATCCATCTTCAGCAAACCAAAAGAACACACCAACAGTAGTGTTTATTGGTGTACAACCTTCCATGTTTCCCGCGGTGCGGGAAATGTTACGAACCTGAAAATTGTCCGTATTGAAACCTAAAACCTCATAAACAGAGTTCTCTTTGAAAACCAGCAAACGGTTTTGATCTGGGAGAATGCCTGTTATGTAGTCACCGTCTTCACCTACGTCTATGTCAACATAGTGTGTTGCAGTCCAGTTTTCCGCATCGGATGTTTTAGACCATCTTAAACGATTCTTATGATACGTTCCGCTTTCTAAAGTGTAAGCAGCCCAAACGTGTTCATTCCAAGTAGCAACATATCTGGCGCAAGGAAAGTGACCATCCGTTCCATCAAGATCAGGTACAGGATAAGCAACAGAGGCACCATCCCATCGTACTCCTGAATATGTCGTAATTCCTGAAGAGCCATGGAGCAACTCCCCATTAACGATATAAGTGTAACCATTGAAAGTCACAGAATGCGGAGCCTGACTGGTATTAAAATAAGCAGTAGTACCAATAGGACCAGTAAAATCCCCTGAAGCATTATTGTTATAATAAATTTGAGACTGGATCGTAGAATCATTCAAAATAGCAGCAAGAATCTGATTCTGTTCAGACTCATAATGAGTCATCAAACTAATAATATTGTGATCTAAAACAGTGTCATTAATTTTAGTAACAGCATCACGACGACGTACACCACCTCTAGGGTCAACCTCTACGTTCAACATTGCTGGAGATTCATTAGGGGCTAAATTGAACTGATCCGCTCTAAGATTCAAACCACCAGTAAAATCTGATTTTTCTTCGTATCTGTATGCTTCTTTACCTGCACCTGAAGTGACAGGAGGCAGTTTCATATCGAAAGGCATTTATCAGTTTTCCCATGAGTAACGCAAACGGCTAGGTAAAAAGTTGGAACCCATCCAACGAGAAGTCCGCACACTATTCAACAACAATGGTTGAGGAGCGGGAGTGTCTTCAAACCTTGCACGAAGATTATCCAACTCGCCTTGAAACAAAGCAAAATATTGGTTAGCCATACCCGCATCTTCTTGCTGTTGATACGTTCTGTATATTGCGTACAAAGATAAAACATTATCGAAAGGAACCGGCAAATCAGGCGTGTCAGCGTCTGCTATAGCGGTACGATTAATAACCGTTGTTCCACCAAATTCTATGGGGTTACGGTAACCACGCATATAAATTGTTTGACCCGATCCGGGTGTAGGGAACAAACGAATAACCTGATTGCTTATACCAGCACTGGCGCTTGAACCTGAAGCCCACATAGACCAATACCACGGGTCACCAGAATTGTTAGAATTTAACGGATATAGAATATCAGCAGCGTCGTAACCTATGTATCTTAAAACTTGAGAATCTCTTTTCAGAGAAGCAATTTCTCTTAAACCAACGTTAGAAGGAGCGACAGCACCAGAAAAAGTAACACCATCATGTGTGATACTAAGATTAGTGGCGATGTCCGCTATCGGATAATCTGATTGCCCACCCACAGTTGTGAAACTTAAAGCAACTTCATAAAACGGCCAACGCTTCTCAGAATAGACAATCAGGTTGTAACCTTCACGAATAAATGTGTTCATTGTAGAATCTGACACATCGCTGCTGGTTATATCAACTATGTCACGGACATAAGTCCGCATTGCGCTTAACTGCACTATAAACCCCTACTTGGTTTTTTTAGATTTAAAAACTTTAGTAGATGTTTTCACAGGAGCCTTCTGGATCGGTGATGTGTCTGCGACACGATGAATGTTACGTGATTGTCCAACGGTTTGAGGCCGTGGTGACGAATCCCGGAAATTGGTATCAGCCGAAGGTTCCCCTGCCGGTCTAACCCCTTTCTTATACGTATACTGTTCATATCTAGCCATTAGGACTCCTGTAAAAACTATCTCTGTGCCATCAAATTATGCAGGTGTAATACCGTACATGTATCCTTGACGGGCGCGGTTACTTGTTGTTAACTCGCCGTAGCAGAGTAACTGTGAGAATACCGCATCTTGATTTGTAGGACGGACAAACGGAGTTGGCTTAAACCAAACGTCTGAGTGTGCTACAAGTTGTAGATACTTGGTATTCAACATGTACATTTTTCCTTCGCCCGCGAGAACGCCGTCAAATGTTACTGGACATCCCTTGAAAAGAAGGTTCTGGAAACCACCATCAGCCATGTCGGTGTCGGTGTACCTGATCTGTCCTTCAAGAAGACCCTCGTATGTTTCATACTGGGTTTGTCCTGTGATGATGATTGTAGGCTGATCATTACCCACTGAACAGTTATTGTAAGTGGTAGCCATGTTTGCTTGAGTAAGAGCGCCACCTACGTTAGTAACTTGTGATCTCCACCACGAGTTATCTCCGTCAGTAGCATCAATACCCGCAAAAGCGGCTGATCCATCATCATTACCTAGACCAACACAAGCGGCTAGACCATTCCAGTCTTTGCCACCGTTGCCGGTGCTGTTACCATAAAACATGGTGTTCATGTTTTCAATAATTGTTTCCTGCGTTTGAAAGATTTTTCCTTCAAGAAGGTCAATTATTTGTGCTTCACCATTATTTTTGGCTTCTTCAATACCGTTGATTGTTACTGTCGCAGCATACTGTTTCCAAGAATACTCAGCAGCGCTTATGCCTGTTTGAGCAGTTGTGGAAATAGCATCTGTACCAGCGTATGAACCAGCGGTAGAGTTTGTGCCATAAATAAGGGGTACTACTATGTTCGCACCACCTGATACACGCCTAATTGTCTGACCATTTGTTAAAGCGTAAAACAATGGTCTTGCGCTGAAAATGTTGTCAGTCAGTTTAGGGATGTAGTTTTTCAGAGTGGTGGAAAGTATTTCATCAAAGTTAGCATTACCTGCTGCCATTTGTTTTTTACCTCATTCTGTTATCTATGAAGCAAGTTCCCGTTTCGCATCCTCGAATGCTTGCCGGATAGAATTAGGTTTAGTCGAAGCACTATCCTTGATACTTCCTGTTTGTTTAGAACCTTTTGGTTCCACAACAGAAGCATCACGTTTAGCATCTGTTCGCTCTTGCTCTTTCTCCAATTTGTTGGCTTTCTCTGCAACATCGCCATATCTCATATGAGTTAATGCGGCTTCTAAGTTGCCTATTTTGTGAGTCAACGCATGTTGATAAAGTTCTTGCGAATCAAATTCCCCGTACTGGTCCCTAAGTCCTTCTACCTGCTTTTCTACTTGTTGTCGTCGTTGTAAACGTGCCTGCTGCGCTAACTGTGTTTCCAACTGCACAATACGCTGCTCGGTGGCATCAGTTTTAGGCTCATCCCACATTGAATCAGAACTGTAACTATCGTTACTGCCCTGTTGTGGAGTTGATCCCATCTGAACCCCGAACGCATCTGCTAACGCTGTCAGAGTCCCATCAGGGTCTGCTTCCAGCGAGGAAACTATTGCTTCCGCTTGCTGTAACCGTTTACGTTCGGAAGCCAATTCCTGCGTCTTACGTGTGTAATCCGACTGTCTTTGGTATCCGTCCCGAAGTTCTTCAAGGCTGACCTCTTGATTTTCACCATCCACCTTAACGGCATATGTGTCACCAGAAGGTTCCTCTGAAACTTCAACTGAAGACTCTGGAGTATCCACCGAGGTGGATTCCTGTACATCTTCTTCCATATTCTTTTTCTCCTTGGAGTCCTAAAAGGCTGCTCCTATAATCACAGGACACATTGTCCCATGCGATCTACAGATCTGGTAAACCAACTCCCATTTGTCCACGAAGTTGTGCTACCAATTCTGGAGGAACCCCACCAGAAGCACCAAAAGCGCCACCTTGTTGAGGTACCAGACCTTCCATCATTGCTTGCGACGCACCCATACCGGCATTAGGAGATTGACCTTCAGGTTCCTCCCCGCCCATAGGCATAGGTTGTTGCTGCATGATAAATTTATCAGGATCTTTAATATCAAATCCCATAGTCAAAACATGTTTAGCCAACGCTGTTGGATCTATAACAGTCCCGACAAGCGGAGCCATCGCATTCAATAATGAGACAGCCTGCTGTTTACGAATAGTGTCATTAACGGGTTGAGTCGAACCACCTTCAACAGTGAAATCAAACTCACCTATAATATCCTCTCGCGTGTAAGTAAAGAAAATATCTTCTCCACCTTTACCAGCGATACGAGCCATCTGCTCACCTGTCATAAATTGTTGCATCAATTGGATAACTCGTCGTGCTATGTGACCGATACTAATTTCGACTATCGCTAGTTTGTCTGCCGCGCGAGCATTACCTGCATCAGCAATAATTGATGCTTCAGTAGCAGTACGCCGAATCTCAGGCATTTGACCTCTTGCATATTCGGAAACTCCCGACACAGTACTAATATCTTCTTCTATGATTGCTGAAGTGTTATAAATCTCTGGGGATAACGGAGTTTGAGGCATAGGAACCACAACTTCCTGTAAAGGTTTATTTTCATCAACCACTGGGACTAAACGCCCATCTTGATCTGACTCTAATGCTTCGCGTCCTTCAGGACCAAAAGACCGTTCGTGATACAAATATTTCCTTGCATACCGTTTACGTGCATTAATCAACTGTGTACGTGTTTTATCTAATTCCAGTTGCAACGACTCTATAGATTCTAAATCACCCATCGGATAGAAATAGTCCGGGATGTCATAATTTCGTAACATTACAAAAGGTTGACCGTAAGCGTAAGGCATAGGTATCGGATCGACTAGAAACTCTTCTCCTGTTTGCGAGAAAACAGACATCGTGTTTTCTGCAATATCGTAGTATTCGTAAATAGCCACACGATCTTCTTCTAAAAGGAATTGTTCTTGTTCCTGACGTTCCCGGTTTTGAAACATCGGATATAAAATACCATCTGCTGTTAAACGTTTCCTAGCAGCAGCCTTATATCTTTTATCCTTTTTAGCCTCTTCCAGAGGGCGGACAATGCGTTGACAGATCCATTGAGCATCCTCCATACACGTCGCTTCAGGATCAACATACATGTCAAAAGGAGAAACTCGTTCTACAAAAGGCTGATCTTCTACAACAACTGACATTGTGTCAGGAAGCGTCGTTACGATTTCTTCGTCTGTCGGAACTCCACCAGCCAAAGCAGCATTTTCCATAGCGAACGTTTCTGCTTCTAAAATAGCCTCATCAACCATTTCTTCACGTTCAGTATCGCTAATAGACCGTTCTTGTTCAACAAATTTCCAACCGACCTTTAACCAACCATGACCATTAATTAAAAAATCTTTTACAGCACGACGAAACGTCTTACGAAAATCGTGATGTCTCCATAGGTAATTAACAACCGCTTCTACGAAAGCAGCCCTGTCAGAATTTTCTTGTTCAGTCGCAGAAACAACTATTTTAGGATGATTCACTGAGACAGAAGGAGCAATAACGTTAATAGTTGAAAAAGCCATATTAACTACAATCAAATCTTCATTAGTAGCAGTAGTACGCGGCCATTGTCGACCACGGTACAAATCAATCATTCGCTGCCATAACGAATCGTAACCCATTTCATCACGCCAACGAGCCGACGCTTCAAGTCGACGTTTAGCAATTTCAAATTGCTCAGATCTAGTTTTTTTAGCCATTAGACTTTCTCTATATTACGCCCTTGCGCTTTGGCTTCGGCGACTAGTTTTTTTTCTCTTTCGTTCAAAGTCAAATGCTGCTCGTCTAGCGGTAACCGTGAGCGGGAGACTGCTCCAGTTACGAATTTGATGCCATGTAGTTTTTGACGACGTTCCCATAATTCATCCAGTTCCGTTTCCGATACTGGACCACGAAAATCCTGCACATACATGCAAAAATCTTCGTAGGTCGCTCCGCGAGGGAGGACTGCCACGTCTATGGACGCTTTGTATGAGGTGCGGCGTTGTGTCCTGCCAAGTCTGGTTGTGGCTTAGAAGGTTCAACTTGTCCTGTTTTTCCATGCTGATTAAACGGAGTTTCTCTAACAGTTTGTTCACCGTACCCACCTGTCATATTTGCATATTTAGGTGAATCCATTCTTTGACGAGGTGACTGAGGTTGTGCAGGTTCCCAAATAGGGTTAGCAACAACAGAACCACCACGTTCCATTACGTTATTACCGCCGGTAGTGCCTTTACCATCAACATTCTGACTAGCACTAGTGTGCGATACAAATCTTGCCATAATCGAAACCTCCTAATGGTTTCTAAAAGTTTCCTAAATACTATGTTTAGAGTGTCCCACGCATACTATGTTTACCTATCAACATTTCATCAGTTTCCTCTGGTTTAACCATTCTAGCGAACCAATCCAGCGTCCAATAATCGTCCACTTTCTTTGTAAACTCAGGCATAAACGCATATTGGCGCATTTCATTAGCCAACGCTAGAGCCATAACACGGTCATCATGTGGGCTACCACCCATAGTTCCGCGCTCATTACGGACATAAGTACGCAACTCCGCCAAAGTATACCTATCGTGAATAGTCAGTTCCTCCGAACGTAAAGCCATCCCAAGATCATCAATCATCAAAGGTTTAGTAGTTCTGGTGGTTTTCCAACCAAATTCTTGAGAAACTTTAGTAGTAGCCTGATTCAAACTTCTTTTACGAAAAAGATTAGGATGACCTAAATGACGTAACTGAACTATAGTAGTTAAACCATGGTTATTGGATTCAACACAAGTCAAAGCATCCTTATACCACAAAGCGAGATTATATACTTCGCCTGCTAACGTATCAGGAGGAATGTGACCATGCCACATAGCAACCTGTTCACCAGTACGCACCTCCAAAACTTGGGCGCAAGAATAGTCACCGTGGACTAAACCTTCGGCTGTATCAACACCTATACAATAAATTTTACTAGCGTCTGGTTCACGCCAAACTGTGAGCATCTTTTCTAAACTCCACTACTTTCGGATGAGGGTTCCACAAATACCCTCCTTGCCCTTCTTCTATTTGACTCATCATTCTTTCTATAACATCCAAATCGAAAACAGGATTACCTGACTTGATAAAAGCCTCTTCAGGGGAAGAAGGATATTCCTGAGCCAACTGCCACGCCAACATTGATTCTTTCTTAGACTGATACCAAGTATCATCTCTGTCCTCCGTAGCAGACCAAGGAAAAAACATTGGTTCAAACCTGTTAGTACCCGTTTCAGAACCAACCCACAATTCGTGAAAAAAGTTACCTGAACCATTAGCAGTAGACAAACCAATGATACGACCACCAACATCAGCGACAGGTTCTATAGAAGCCCACGCTTCTTCAGGATTTGGAAGGAACGCCCATTCGTCAACCACAACCAGCGTAGCCGACTCACCTCTTGCAGGATCGGATGCTGAAGGCATTGAAGTAATTTGAGAACCATTGTCAAACCCCATTTTTTGCTGATGTTCAACCAACGACTTAGGACCACGTTCCACCATCCATTCAGGTAAATGTTGAAAACCATACTTTGATTTTCTTAATAATAAAACAGACTCACGTTCAGTACGAGAAAGATCAATAATGTTCTGATCAGAGAAAAAGAACGCTAACCAAAACTGGTGCGCAGCAACAAGAGTAGTCCAACCTATCTGACGTGCTTTTAAGGTGAGACTGTAACGGTTTGTTTCCCAGTGCTGTAATGCGGTAGATTGCGCACGTCGTAAATCAAATAAGATACGCCCATGAGCAGGATGAGCAATATGCCAATACTTATGTAGGAAATAAGACTCATCTCTTTCACAACGCCTCCACTCAGCCTCTTGCTGCAACTCGGTTAATCTAGACATTAACACACCTTAAACAAAACAATGAGCAGTCTCACAGGTATCAGGACCATCTTCAAATAAACTTTGCTGATCCGGTAAATCTCGCATCTTACCATAGGTTTTAAAAGTGCTATGCGCTTCAAACCTTTCAAAAGTACGCTTACTCATCTCTTCTTCCAAATCAACGACCTGTTCAAACAAATCAGGTTTTTCGCGTCTCAACCTCAACCAATAATCATTATTATGAAACGGGCAGTAAAAACAAGCCGAACGAGGAGCAGGAGGCAAACCAGCATCTTTCACAATAGTTCGACACTGCGCACGAGATATCTTTCCATCCACTAAAGGAAAATCGTTTATCTGATACCTTCGCTTACTGTCCGACATTCGGTGAATCTCATCATAAGAAATACCTAACCCCATCATCACAGGATCATGCATCGTCGCACCCTCTTTACGAATATGCTTTTCCAATACTCTGATTTTCCAATGTCCAGTACAGTTACGATTCAAAGGTGGCGCTCTGTGTTTTCCTTTTCTTGGAACAGTTAAACGCACCGGCAAAGGAATTAAATTAGGTTCATTCATAATCTCTTCCCTGATGGAACGCTCCACCCCATCTTTAGAAACGCGTTTTAAAACATGTAACTCCATGCCATGTTTCGCCATAAAAGGTTTATGAACATTTTCCATATACTCGTAAGTCTCAGGATGTTCATCACCAGTATCAGCAAATAGAAAAGTTTTAAAATCTATTTCACCCTGCGCTGCTAAAACCATAGCGGCTGTAGATTGCACCCCTCCGCCAAAACTAAAATACTTTTTCATTACACATAAACTTCAACAAAAGCACCACATCCGGGACAACTCAAATTAGTAACCATCTTATAAGCATCATCCATAATCGCCGGTCTGAGATCGTCATCAAGATCATGGTCGCCGCCCCAAATCAACTCAGTGTTACAATGCCAACAATTCATATCTCACCCCGGATGGTTCATCAAAAATTCCTGATATTTCTCAGGTGAATCCAACACTATCGTAGTATACGAATACTTAGCGTCATCGTCACCTTTTCCCAGAGTCACAGTAATAGCCCCAATAAGAGTACCGATAGCCACCAACAAACCTGTGATGGCTGCTATAAGTTTAATTGTTTTATTCATCTACTGGAACCACGACTGGACGATCCGAGACAACGCCCCCACCAGATACACTGTAGAAGCGCCAACTATTCCCATCAAAGTCAGGACTATCCAATCCTTCCCTGAAGGCGGTTTCATTCGCAAGATTCACACGTCTCAGGGTTTTCCAAACCGCAAACGAGTTCCTCATCGTCGGAAAAAACATCATATTCTTCAGATGAAAACGCACCATCATAAACCAAGTCAGGACGCTCCCCCAAAACCATTTCATCCTCATAATCAACCTTCCCCATCAATAACCCTCAGATGATGAATTTGTGCCTCCAACTCATCAGCCAACTCAGTGTCCGACATAGCCGCCGCATCACGATCCTCAACAACAATCTTACGACGAGGAGTAAACTTCTCAATATACTGCAAATACAAAGAAGCAGCCTGAACACTCCCGCTAACAGCCTGAGAATGCAAAGCATCAATAACGCCCTGAGTACGCTCAGGATGAATATTCAACTCAGCAGCACGACGATCCCACTCCTTAGTGAAACGCATATCACGCTTAATGCGACGAATAGAATTTTCGTTAATATCGTTCTCTTTAGCCCAATCTTTTTGAAATTTAGGAACCCTATCGGGTCCCTGAAGTAGCCAATCTAAAAGATCTTTCCATTTTGTGGGCATTATCTTTTCGCCAGTCTCTTCGTCTGTTAACCAGCCGCGTCCGCCACCGTTTTGTGCCATAACATGAACCTCCAATAGTAAAACGGAGACTGTCCCGTGTTACAATCATGTTACAATGGTCTAAAAAGGCGGGACAGTGGCGACATATAAGTAGACACCATGCCATGCCATGCCATGAAAACAGTACGCCACCCATAGTGGCGGACAGCAGTTCGCTGAACTAAGGAAAGAACTCGCATTGCCCCTCC